GGTTTAATCATAATATGATAGTCCTTTAGGGCATTCATATAATAATCATCCTCAGTATGTACAAATAACCATTTGGCACTGGTATTATTCATACACTCTACTAATCGTTCATGTAAATCCTCACCACCATCACCAGTGGTGTATCCTAAACGATTGAGATAGGGTGGATCAATGAATATCCAGTCATTCTCAAGTGCATCTTCAAATATACTCTCAAAAGATCCATTGTTTAATTTGCACCGCTTGAGCATTTTCATGTGCTCCCAATTTAGATTACATGAAAATTTCTTGTAATGACCAAATGGTACATTGAATTTACCATTGCTGTTGTATCTCTCCATACCAGAGAAACACAACTGCCTTACAGTAATGTAACTGACTGCCCATTTGTATGGGTCACGTTCACCATCATTAATGTAATCTCTTGATTCATAGTACTCTTTCTCTAATGCATCATGATCTAATGTTTTTAGATAGCATACGTGAGAGAATACTTCCTGGAACATGATAGGATCTTTAACCTGAGCATACATGTTCATCAAGGTAGCATTGATATCATTCAATACTGATGTTTTATTCAATGCAAATGAGACCGCAGCACCACCACAAAAGGGTTCTAATACCCTTTCAAACTGATCTGGTAGCAATTGCTTGATCAGTGGTAGTTCTTTGGTCTTACCGCCTTGATACTTGACAATAGGTTTCATTTCTTACGCAGTCTCTCCACTTCATTACGTGCAGACTGCTCATTGCGACAATACTTTATTATAGCACCATTGTGGACTAAAGCCAACTTGGTCTTACTACCCATCACTGGAATAGCATAATAACCATCTTTAGTTGCAAATCCATGTTCACAATCTTTATAGAACCTAGCAATAGATTCTAATTCCTTCTGTTCAGGTGTTTTGGTCGATTTTCTTGTTGTGCTCATCCCAAGGGTGTACATAATCACGGTTTTCAATTGTGTGGATGGATAGGTGAGCATCTTTGCCCCATCTATTCATTTGACGGATCCCACCGAACCCTAATTCTAAATCTTTATCTGTCCAACCAAGTTCTTTAACTAACTCTTCTCGTATGTAAATGTGTAGTTCTCCTTCAACATACTTGTAGTCAAAATACTTGTCAATGTGTGGGTCAATTGCCATAGTTATCTGTAAGCACCTCGATATTTATACCAAACCTTGTTGGTAAAAATCCTCTTCTTGTGTTGATTCTGGAACTGCCACAAGATTACCAGACACCACAATTCTATCATGCGAACATGTATGTGGGGTCACGTAATGTATGCGTTCTCCATCAAACACATGTAAGTTACCAACTTTAGGTTTAACAACTTCAGGTGGTAACCATGGGTGTTTTATGTCAGGGAAGATAAGAGGAGAGCATTTAGGACAGGCATCCAGATACCACACAAAAGACCAAACAGAACCGTTATGGTTATGAGCCTCTGCGTAGTCACCTTGTCTGTAGATGCTGATCCAGAGATCCTCGACCTCCAACGTTGGATAGATGACATTGAGTTGACCTAAGAGTTCATCGAAAATATAACAATCAGACACGTCCCAGTCAGTCAAATCTGCTTTGACTGGCGCGTCCTCCCTTCGATATAAAGAGAGTTCCTTAATAATCTCTTTATAATTTATAGGTGGACGTACATAGAACTTGTCAATCGTTAAGTTTTGCATCCTGATACTCTTTAAAGAAGACTGATTCCATCTTGTATGCATCAATCTCCCATGGTTCATCCATGTATTCTGTTTCAGGGGGAACCATTTCTCCCTTCCACTTATTTACTACTCTACTATGACGTGTAGAGAAACGTTGTACATGTGTACCACGTAATCTTTGTTCTACATGACGTAGTTCATGGAATAGAGTAGTTAAATACTGCTCTTTGTTGTCTAATCGGTTCTCCAACTCGATCTCAAAGTAACGTGGACGTGATAACTCATCAATTGATAAGCATGTTCCATCATTACCCTGATGCCACAACCGTTTGTCTACAATATGGACAAACGTGTTGAAGCGATTGAGTTTACGATGCTTGAAGAACCACTCGATTGCAGCGCGAGCGATCCGCTTGCGATTACGATACCCACCAAACGTGACATAACAAGACATGACCAATGAAGAAAATAAATGAATGAGGAAATAAAGACTAGTTTTTCAAGTCCAGACATATCTTTTGCGTTCATGGTATTAGATTACCCTCCTCATCATACCAGTCATCAGTGACATTTTCAAGTTCAACACCGTCATCATCTAACTCGCATGATGCTATTTTCCATTCATACTTAGGGTATGAAGTTTCACACTCACTACATGTAAGTGCTGACCAAGCAAAGTGCCATACTACTGCTTGGTTCTGACAGTCAGGACATTCAATGCATTTGCCTTCACGTCCTGCTCTTGTGTATCTGGTTACGTTAGGTTGTTTCATTCTTGTATCTCATCCAAACGTAGACCACGATACCCAGAAGGACCGATGTCTAATTCATCGTATGCTCTACCTAGAGCAATGTTCAATTTCTTTTCTAAGTTTATGTCATCAACATTGTGACGGGTTGCAATGACACTGGATTCAGTTGTGTCTGATGACCACATCATATCAATGATGTATTTGATCTCAGCAGTGTCCAATTCAACTTGCGTTACCACCTCTCTTGGCATTTCAAACTCCTCTGTGATGATTACTTCCATAGTATATCAGGTAATTGGGTTGGAATGCTATCAATACGGTCAGTTTGTAAACTGGCATAGTCCTTATTGAGTTCACACCCAATATAGTGTCTATTATGTTTCTTGGCAACCATGGCAGTGGTTCCTGATCCCATAAAAGGATCCAGAATCACATCACCCTCGTTGCTCCCTGCCAAGATACATGGTTCAATGAGGTCTGGGGGGAACACTGCGAAATGTGCTCCTTTGTATGGTTTATTCGTAACTGACCATACACTACGTTTATTTTTCTTCTCGTAAGACTTGGTGAGACCACTATGTGGCTGTAACCCTGTCCCTTCATTATGATACTTCCCTTCAGTTCTATTTCTCGTTCCCCAGTCTTGCTTAACTGGTTCTTTGATTGCTTCATTGTCATATTTGTAATTCTTGCTCTTGCTTAGTAGAAAAATGTATTCATGCGACTTAGTACATCTATCACGAACACTCTCAGGCATGGGGTTAGGCTTGTGCCAGATTATATCCTGTCTCAACCACCACCCATCAGCACGTAGTGCAAATGCTAACATCCATGGTATACCGATTAGATCCTTACTCTTAAGTCCTTCTAGTCTATTTCCTCTTACTGGTGTATTCTGAGGTAGATCTTGTCTGGTCTTAGCAACTGTCTGTTTAGGATAGTTACCATCACTTCTGTAATTATAGTATGTGTCACCTATGTTAACCCACAACGTACCATCCTCTGCAAGTACATCACGCACTAATGAGAATACCTTGACCATTTCAGCAATGTATTCTTCTGGTGATTGCTCCATACCTATCTGCTCCTCCTTACCACCATAGTCTCTTAGACCATAGTAAGGTGGTGATGTTACACACATCTGTGGTTTTTCCGCAATACCAGTTGTAATCTGTGCTTTCAGTGTGCCTAGTGTCTTACGACAGTCACCAAATAATACTGTGTCTCTCATCTAATTGTCCCAATGCCGAATGACACCACTAATAATAAAGCAATTAGTGACAAGGTAAGTAGCAAATATGATGCTACGGACAATAATAATCGCATTGTCGTATCGTTTTGTGGTTTCGTCATTAAATGATCCTAGTGAATACTTCCATACTCTAATAAATCTCCTCATTTCCTTTTATTCCTTTTCTTCTTAGTAGGTTTAAAAGCACCGAGGGATCGAAGTAAGAACAGTGTGAGTACTGTCCAAAAAATTACATACCAACCATTCATTTCATGCAAAGTTTAAAGCTATGGTAATACGCTCCCCATCAAATGTTGATGGTGGAACTGAGTGTTGCAAGTTAGATCTGAAGATAACAACAGCTTTCTCTTGCGGTGGTGCAATCAATACATCCTGATTTAATGGTGTTGGTTGCACTTTATTCTTAGGTGGTAGCATACTTCCCATATCAGGACGCTTAAAGTATGTACCAGCAGCACCTTTAGGTACTTTCACATAATATATTGCGGAGAATATATTATATGGGTGCATGTGGAACTCTTGATACTTACCACTCTGATATACATTATACCATGATTCTGTGCATTCGTAAACCTCATCCGAACCATAGTGTCTAGCGAAGTCATTTACACACTCAGTTACCTTACTAATGAGCGTAGTGAATTCCAAATATTCCGTAAGGTCAGTAAGGTGAAAGCAATTGTCTGGTGATGATGCACCACTCAACCAACTCTCAGTGTTACCTTTCTTGAATACTTTACGCAATTCATGTACTTTACTAGATATTACCGCATTCTCTTTATCAGTCAATAGATTAGTTGCCGCATATAATCCCACTGGGAACACATGCGTCACATTATTATTAACTTGGTGCACATTTATATTACTCATTTAAGTCAGGCAACTTCTTTTCAACCCAATGATCCGTGTTATCAATACCAGCAGCAGTAACATAGCGCATAATATGCTCATCTATTTGATGATAGATTGGATGTAGATCCAAGTCCATATTAATATCATGTGCTATCTGTGATACTTGATCTGCTGAGAAGCAATGATCAGGATGTAATAGATCACAACACGGAATTCTTTTCTCTATTAGTTCGTTGAGATTAATCCTAATCTCATAGTCTCTGTATACAGGCATAGTATTAAAGGGTTCTAAAAGGGGTCTAGGAGACCCCTCAAGGGGTCTATCTAAGATAAAGGTATGATCCCGCCCAGTCTGCTCTAGTTAGGCATTGGGCATAAGATGAATCATCTAAAAGGTTGTAGCGCACATGCTTTGCAGGTTTTGCCCATGATGCTGGTTTGTACACATCACCAGTCTTTCTATCTATGAAAGCATGTACTGATGACTGGTTATCATCCGCAGTAATCTTGATGTACTTGCGTCCTTCTTTGATGTTGAACACGGTACCAGAGTGAGGATACTTGCTGTTTACGTCCTCTTGAAGGATTTGTCCAAGCTTATGCGCTCTCTCGTAAACTGTGTCAACAAATAGTGCTTTAGTCATGGGGTTCCTTGATTGATATACTTAGTATAGTACACCATTTTGCGGATAGGTGACGGAGTGTGCCACTTTATTCAGTGTCTTCATCGTCCCAATCCTCATCCCAGTCTATGCTATCATCAGCATCTTCCCAGAATTGCTCATAACACTCCGCATCCTCCTCATC